ATGTAAAAGATAAATTGAAGAGCAGAAAGTTTCAGGTATGGATTGTATGGCTGATTTTTTCCGTTACATCATTATTCGTAAAGCGCCTGCCGGTAGATACAATATTTTCGTTTTTTGGTGCAATTTCAATCGTTTATATCGGCGGGAATGTTGCACAGGATTATATCTTCAACAAAAAACAGCCGAACGGAGTTGACGGCGTATGAACAAGCTAAAGACCCTATGTATTGCGTTTGTTGTTGTTGCAGCTCTGTATATGCTGCCAGTATTACAGGGGTGCGCAACTACGGGAACGATTTCACCGCAACTGATTGAACAATCAGCAGCCGTTGATACATCGATAAGCCGTCTCCAAACACAGCAGGCGACGTCTGCGGAAGTTGCCGCGCAGGTATCGGCAACTGCCGACGCATTGGGGCAGACAGCAGCAGAAATAAAAAACGACAAAATATCATGCCAAATTACAACGCTTAAAACACAGGTAAAGACGCTTGCTGATAGTCTCAAGACGGAACGCGAGAAAACGGCGCAGATACAGACAGATTATTCAACGCTAAAGATTTCATCCGGTACCGATCTTGTTAATCAATCTGCGCAGATAAATCAACTTTCCGCCTCATTAAGACTATCGCATAAGTGGAACTGGATTTTAGTCGTGATTATCGCACTATTTGTTGCCGCATCAGTTGTGATTACACTTTTGAAGTTCTATTTTCATAAAATATAGAATAGACGGTTAATACCGCCGGACGGCAGCAGACGCAGCACCTCGCGCCTACTGCCGTTTTTTTACATTATGCATTTTTTGTAAAACAAAAATGACTATATAACCAGCGAAGGGAAACGCTCAAAAATCACCCTAACTCACCAGCGCACAGCAGCGCTCAATAAACCGCGTAGAGGAATAGCAGATGAAAAAGGATTTTTTAACTGGGCTCAAGATCAGCGACGAAGTGGCAGATCAGATCATGGCGGAGAATGGCAAAGACATTGAGCGGGAGAAAAACAAATACTCCGACCGAGACACGATTAAAAAACAGCTTGACGACACCCTTGCCGAACTTGAAAAAGTAAAAGCAATGAAGCCGGAAGAGTTGCAGAAAAAAGTCGAAGATATGACAGCACAGCTTACGACAGCGCAGAAGGAAGCCGCACAGCAGATTGCGCAGCTTAAAACCAAAAGCGATGTTGACGAATACCTTTCTACATGCGGGAAGCATTTTGTAAACAAAATCACCCGCGACACAATCGCAAAGAGCCTTGCGGAAAAACTCACAAGCGATGAAGCGAAAGGCAAAGGCATTGCAGATTTGTTCGGAGAAATCACAAAAGATCAGACCGACATTTTTGCAGACGACACAAAACCGCAGCCGCCGACAGTTGTACCGATGAAGGGGACACCGCCGACAGCCAGCAAAAAAGACGAAGAAGCGGAAGCCCGCGAAATAATGGGATTACCGCCCGTAAAGGAGTAACAAATGGCAAACAGCATTGCACTTTTTTCAAAATACGTCGCACTTCTTGACGATGTATACAAGGCAGCTTCAAAGACGTCAGTACTTGACGGCGATACAAAGCTCGTAACACTTAACGCGGACACAAACGAGATGATCGTTCCGGTAATTAAAATGGACGGCCTCGGAAATTATGACCGCACAAACGGTTATCCGAAAGGATCGGTAACACTCACGAAAGAAACCAAAAAACCTGATTACGACCGTGGCCGTACATTCAGCGTTGACCGTGAGGATAACGCTGAAACGGCAGGTCAGGCATTTGGCAGACTTTCAGCGGAGTTTATCCGTACAAAGGTAGTGCCGGAAACAGACGCAAACCGTTTTGCAAAATATGCAGCAGCAGCAGGCAACAGCGCAAGTGGCGCGCTGGCGGACGGTTCGGCGGTAATTTCCGCTATTTCCGGTGCCGGCACTGTAATGGACGACGCGGAAGTTCCTTCCGATCAGCGTTATCTTTTCATTACGTCGAAGCTTTACAACATGATCCGCGACATGGACACAACCAAAAGCCGCGAAGCGCTCAAAGATTATGACGGCCGTATAATTATCGTTCCGCAGCCGCGTTTTTATTCAGCCATTGATCTCCTTGACGGAACATCAGCCGGAGAAACAGACGGAGGCTATAAAAAAGACACAGCCGGAAAAGACATCAATTTTATGATTGTTCATAAGCCGGCAATTCTCCAGTTTACGAAGAATATCACAAACAAAGCAATCAGCCCTGATGATAATCAGGACACAGACGCATGGAAGTTTTTCTATCGTATCTACGAACTTAACGAAGTGTATGACGAAAAGAAAGCCGGCATTTACGTGCACACTGCTGCCGCGTAATACAAGGGGGACCGAATGAAACGCGTAGGAATGATTGAAAACAAGAAAGAACCTGCAAGCGGAAACGCAAGCGGGAAGGAAAACAAAGGTACACAGACCGGCAGTGTAACAGCCGGAGCACATGCAAGCGGAAACGCAAGCGGGAAATAACGGAGGTTTGCTATGGCACTTGAAAACGCAACATACACATTCTACACAGAAACGTTGAAGCGTTCCGAAGTGCCGGACGAAACCACTTTTAACAAGTACGCATTTGAAAACAAATTATACATGCAGCAACTGCTTGACGAAGAAACGGTTACAGAAAAAGCAACCGACGGAGCAAGCAGCGCTGTATGTATGATGACAGAGGTTGACTATAAGGCGGCGCGAATACAAAGCGGAGAAGATTTACCGGAAAGCTCTGAATCTATTGCCGGATATTCACACAGCACAGACGTGCACGCATACGATCGTGCAATTGACCTCAATATGAAGAGTACATCTGCGGAAAAATACAAGTGGCTGCAAATCTACTGCAATGTATCTAACGGGACAAGATAATGAGTAAACCGATACCGGAAAGATTATTACCACACACCGTGAAAATACAAATCCCTGTAAGTTTTGACAGAGACCGAAACCCTACATACGGAGATGAACAAACATTAACGCATGTACGGGTAACGCCAGTGAAACAGACGTATCAGGGACCGCAGGGAGATGCAAAAGACGACAAACTTACGTTATTTATCGACGCCGTAAACACCAGCCCAGCCGGATATGTTCCGGTTGAATTATCAATTGTAACGTGGGAAAAATCGACGTATACAATACGATCGGTAACACCATGCTATACAACCGGAACAGAAGTTCACCACTACGAGGCGGCGTTAGTATGAGTGTAGGTTTAACATTCAACGTTAAAACTATCGTAAACGAACAGGAAATAACGGAGCGAATAACGCGCAATGTAACAAATATTCAGGGCGCGTTTGACGCAATGGTATTAAGTGATTGCAATTATTTTGTTCCGCTTAAAACCGGAACGCTGCAACGATCAGGCATTATACACAGTCGTATTGGAAGTGGCTTATTGATATGGAGCACACCGTATGCACGCAGAATGTATTGCGAGTACGAACCACATGAAGGGCAAATAAATCCAAACGCCTGCGCAAGGTGGTTTGACGCAGCTAAAGCGCGCTGGTTGGAAAAATGGGTAAGGTTTGCAAATGATATGTATAGCAGAAATAATTAACGATTACGTAGAAAAGAAACTTAATCTTCCGTTTAAGATTGACAACGACGCAATAACAACGGCAGCAGACGGTGCATGTCTCCGGCATGATCCGTCAGCTAAAAAAGAAAGGGCATTCAACGACGGATCGGCAATAATGCTTTTCAATTTGAGCTATTACATACGTTGCAAAAATGCGTCGAAAGCACGCGAGTATACAAAGGCTATCGGTGACGCGCTGGACGGCCACACGTTTACAGACGACGAAACCGGTACAGAGGTTTATTGCGAAACGACCGCAAGCGAAAACTATATCGGCGTTGACACAAAAAATCTTACAACATACAGCACGGCCATAAAATGCACATACATGCAGCAGGCCGAGGAGTAAAACAGAATGGGTACACTTGTAAAAAAAACACAGGTAGTTCCGTTTCTCGGAGATACGGAAGCTACACCGAATTGGACGCGTATCAAAAAATCAACTACGCTTACAATTGCAATGAATCCGCAGACGAAAACGTTTGATTTTATTTCAAGCGATACGCCCGTGGAAGAAGTAGACAGCTACCAGCCGTCGATTGCACAGAGCCTCACTATGTACAAGGGTGAGGCAGATTATCAAATGGTATTTGATATGCTCTACAAACGCGTAACCGGCGGAGACGCTCACCGGCCTTTCCTTCTCGCTTTCTATCAGGAAATAGCTTCGGAAGGAAGCGGAGAAACGGCAAAGACGGTATACAAGGCATGGAAAGTTGACTCTCTTGTGAAAATCAACCAGATGGACACCGTTGCAGAGACAATCGACTTCGATCTTGGGCTTAGCGACATTACCGAAGGCGCGGTCGAATTAACAGCAGGCAAACCGGTATTTACAGCAGGAACGTTCACAACAACGGGCGACACAACAGTATTCACGCCGGCAGCATGATAGACCTTAAAAAGGCAAAACTTCCGTCAGCCGTAAAGGTTGACGGGAGCTATTACCGAATACATACATCATTCAAATATTGGCTCCGTTTTGGCCAGATGATTACAGACAAGAACATCGTGGCCAGTGATTTTGATTTTATGTATATCAATGAAAAGCCGGAATCACGTATAAACGGTTTTTTGGAATTGATTGCATTTTACAAGCCTACCCGCATATTACCGCGCCAGGCGGGAGACAAGAACGGCTCTAAAGTTCTTGATTACGAAATTGACGCAGATTTGATCTACAGCGCATTCATGGAACAGTACGGCATTGATTTAGTAAACAGCGACATGCACTGGTATAAGTTTTCCGCCCTTTTGGAAGGATTGAAAGATACAAAACTGAACGAGGTTATAGATTACCGTACATGGGATTTCACCGGCGGCAAACCTACCCCGTATACTCGGCGTATGCAGAAATTGCAGCAGGCGTGGGCACTGCCAGAAAATGACGACGCACACGATGAGGCATTGGCTGCTTTTGACGCGCAGCTTCACGATTAAAAAGAAGGTAACACAATGGCAGACGGTGACGTTGAAGTAGGAACAAAACTAGACACAAGCGGCCTTGATAAAGGTATTAAAGATATGAAAGCAAAACTCGACGGAGCGGGAAAATCCGTCGAGAAATCAAGCGGAAACATAGGTAAACTCAATACCGTTCTTGGCGAAGCGTCTGGATCAGCCGGCGGATTTGCAAATAAAATAGGAAGCGCCGCAGCAGCAGGCGGTCAGTATGTAGCCGCAGCGGTTGCAGCAATTGCAGTTACCAAAAAAACGGTAGACGCTTTGAACGAATGTGCGAAAGCATACAGAGTGCAGGCAAACGCAGAACAGGCCCTGCAGAATGCAGCGCAGAACAATCCATATCTAGACGGAGAAAGCGTAATACAACTTGAAGCCTTTGCGGGAGAATTGCAGAAAACCACAGAAATAGGCGATGAAACAAGCATACAACTAATGGCCCAGCTTGCCAGCGCAGGAAGGACACAGGAAGAAATAGAAAAAATAATGAGCGCCGCAGCAGATTATGCCGCAGGTACAAACACGGATATTGCAAGTGCGGTTCAAACTTTGAATGCAACTTTCAGCGGAATGAGCGGAACGCTTGGCCGGCAAATAGACGGCGTAAAAGATTTAACCGAAGAGGAATTAAAAAATGGCGCCGCAATAGATTTAATCGCTAAAAAATACAAAGGCATGGCAGCAAGCACGGCAGATGTAGAAGAACAGCTCGGGAACGCATGGGGTGATTTTAAAGAAAATATAGGAAGTGGCTGGCAGAAAGTAACGCAGCCAGTAAAACAATTTTTTCTCGATGTTCTATCAAACATAAACGAAGCAACGGCAAAAACCAAAAATCTAAATGGTGCAAAAACAGCAGACGCAAACGGAACAGCTACCAGCACGCAGGAACAGCTTGTTCTTGATCAGAAAGAACAACAGCTTGCCAATCTTGAAAAACACATGCAAGACCTAGACAAATGGTATCAAGACGCAGCAAAGCGATCAGCCAACACAAAAAACTATGCTTATGGTCAATTCAGTCAAGATTATAAAAATGATATTCAAAATATGAAGGATTGGGGATCAGAATTAGAGCGTCTTGTTCCAGAATGGCAAGCACTTAAAGATGAAGTAGCCTCGTACCAACAAAAAGTAAGAGACACAGCCGAAGCAGAGGAAAAAGCAAAAAAAGCCGCAGAGGACGCGGCAACGGCAGCCGAAAAAAAAGCAAAGATAGATGAAAGAAATAAGACGGCGGCGCAATATATCGACGACAACACCGCCGCCCTTAACCAGAATATAGCCGCAATAAAATTAAAGGCTGAGGCAGAAGGAAAGGAAGCCGACGCCGGAGAAATATACAGTGCATATTTAAACAGCTATGTCGATCTTGTGGCAAAAAGCAACGGGCTAGTGACAGAAAATAATACAGTAGCAAAAAAAAGAAAAGAGCAGTTAGACGCAGCGGCGGTAGCGGCAAAAAATGCAAGTGACGCAGAGGACAAACTTAATAAAGCTATTGATTTAACCAATGAGGCAATAAATGAAATCGGTGATATTCAAGTAGTAAAAACACCTACAGAGGAATTGAACAGAAAACTAGAAGAAATAAAAAAGATCCGCGACGGATTGGCCGGAATGACTGACAAGCAGATAGCAGACGCTCAGACAGGAAGCGACAGCCCGAAAACACGGGAAGAGCTCAATTCCGGTCTAGATACTGTTGAAGCAAATGCAAAACAGCAGGCCATACAATCGGAGCAGGAAAAGACAGACGCTATAGCAAAAATAGACAAAGACGCATTTGCCGAATATGCAGATGAACAGCAGGCGCTCGTTGACCGCAAGGCAGAAATAGACGCCAGCGAAGTATTGAGCGAGGAAGAAAAAGAACGCCAGAAAGCGGAAATAGATAAAAAAGCGGCACAAAATAAAGCTAAATTATGGGCCGATACATTTGCTGAAATAAACCAGTATACCCAGCAGGCGACACAGACGGCACAAGATGCCGGCGCACTAATGCTCGAAAATGTACAGAATGAATCAGAGCTCGAAACGGCAGCACTTGAAGAAAAGTATACCAAAGGCGAAATAAGCGAGGAAGAATACACAGAGAAAAAAGCAGAGATAGACAAAAAGGCTGCAAAAGAAGAATACAAAATAAAAATGTTTGAGTGGACCGCACAAATGCTATCAGCTACAGCAAATATAGCAGAAGGTGTTTCAAAAGCAATTGCACAAGGCGGAGTTGCCGGAATAATTACCGGCGCATTGGTAAGCGCAGCAGGTGCAGTACAGCTTGCGTCGATCATAGCGAGTAAACCAGTAGCCCCGTCATTCAGTACCGGCGGTATTGTGGGCGGAACGTCGTATAGCGGAGACAATATACAGGCGAATGTAAACAGTGGCGAGGCTATTTTTACATTGGCGCAACAAAGGCAGCTATGGGAAATGGCAAACGGCCGAGGATCAGGCAACGGAGACGTGATAGTAAACAACACTGAATCAAATCATGTAAGCACGCAGGTAAAACAAACTAACGAAGGATTGGTAATTGATATTCTTGATAAACATATCAATAAAAGCATTTCCGACGGAACCTATGACGGCGGATTTGCAGAAATGAACAACAGACAAAACGGGACGGTGATATTATGAGCGCGGTGTCTTGGCCAGCAGGAGTAAATACGGACGCATACGGCGTTGAAACGGGATATATAGACAATGCCAAAAAATCAGAATACGACAGCGGACGCGTAATGCAGTATCAAAAGAATACGGCCGTAAAAAGAAAGTACAGCGTATCGTTTCGCATGACAAAATCGGAATATAAATTATTTGATACATGGTATAAGAACACACTCGGTGGAAATGCCGGATCATTTACATTTCCTTCATTTGATTTGGACGGGACAATGAAAGAATACAACATGACCGCGCCGACCGCAACCGGCCAGCGCTACAAATACGTACAGACGGAGTTCACAGAG